GCAGCACCATCAAGCTGACGGCAGGCGGAGCAGAGATCACCAGCGCACAGATCAACCTATCCGGCGTGGTGACTTTTTCGGATTTGAGCACCTGGAACCAGGATAAGACCATTATCAACGGCGGAAACATTACGACCGGGCAGATTCACAATAAGGCGCGCACAACCACTTATGACCTGGACAATGCCTGGATTCGTATGGGCAAAGATACTGGCACTCGTGTGGACATTGACACGGGGCGCATCCGCTGGTACTGGGAAAACAACCTGACCGGTGTGTTAAGCAGCCGGTACGGCAAATCTTATATTGGCGATAACTCCCGCTACACGTTTTTAGGCTGGTTCTCCACCGGCGACCCCAGCTTTGATTATTCCACCGGCGGGGCCACCAGCGAGTTTGTGGGCATTGCCATTGACCAGGTAGATAAGGTCATCCACTGCAATGCCAGCAAGTTTGAAATCCCCGGCAGAATTGAATGCGGTTCTTTGAGCGTGAACGGGAGGGAGATTTAATGCAGAAATTCATGCAGATTTTGGCCACGTTGGCTTTGCTGTTGGTGCTTGCATTGGTCATCCCGCTTACGCTGGCAGCCTGCGGCGGCACGCGAACCGAAGATACAAGCTATCCGCGCCCGGAATATTCCGGCTCCCCGATGGCAGAAAGGGTGATGAAATGACCACAACCGCAAAAATTGAAGAACTCCAAAAGTCCGTCATCAACGCCATCAACAACAGCTGCCTGCACCCCGCTGTGGTGCGGCTGGTGCTGCTGAACGTGATCTCGATGGTGGAAGCCAGCGAGAGAGAGGTAAACAAAAGAGAAAAAGAGACAGAATCCTGAAAATCTGTTTTTTGTTCCCGCATAATCCACACAAAATATAAGGCAATACCGCATAATTCTAAGTGCCGATACGGCGAGCGAGGTGCGGCAGATGCCAAGCCAAAAGCGCAGAT